CATCCACGATATCAAGAGCCTTGTCCGCGAACTTCTCTTCGAGATCCATCATCATTGCTTTGACTCTACCCATGTGCCATCTCCCTCTTCTGATCGCGCTCCATCCAGCGCACAAAGTTTTCATAGTCCTGCTTATCAGGTGACTTGAACAGTGACGCTAGACCAACCCTCGAAATTAATTGAGTCTCGGCTCTGTGCACTGTTCCATACCGATCAAAGTCATCGGCTCTTGGATCATCTTCAAACATCACTCACCATCCTCCTCAACACTACCTGACCCATCACAGTAAGCACACTCAGTCATGTAGCCCTCAATATACCCACCATCAGACCAGTCCACTACATACCGCTCCTCTTCAATCTCACCTTCGCCACCGCACTCAGGACATATCTTGGTGCTGTCCTGAGTGTTTGTGGCAAGTAAGTTGAGCCGCTGTACCATTCTGCTTTCAATCTGACGCAACTCGTCAACCAACCATGGGTTTGTCATCAGTCTTCACCCTTCCTGAACATTGGCAACTGATAACCCCAGCCGCCTGTCATGTTGAACTCTGTCTCCAGAGCAGTCTTGGCCTTCGCCAGCTTCGGCAAGATGCGAGCGTCTGTTAACTCGAAGTCCTCGCACTCAGTATAGTCACACACAAATTCCTGTATGACTTGTGCCGCATCCAGTATGGCCTGCATCTGGGCTGGAGTCAGCTTGTTTTCCAACTCCTCAACCTTTTCGAGACGCTCTGCCTCACGCTTCCTTGCCGCCATTTCATACTTATCTGGTCTTCCCATTATCTCACTCCCTTCTAGCATTCTGCTTCAAAAACGCACTGTCCATGCTTAGTGATAGACCCTAAAATTTCAGTGCCTAAATCATACCTTGCATACCATTCTAAAATATTCCGAACATCCTCTTCAGTAAAACGAGGCTTCATATGCTCGTTAAGGTATGCCATTAAAATCTCAGTATTATAGCTATCATTCTTCTTAAAAAATTCATCCAAGTGAGGCTTGGCACCTCCTAATTCTTTAAGACATGTTTTCAAGCCATCACGAACACTGGGTTCGTGTTCCTTATAAAACTCATAATCAAGAGCTTCCGGTTCATCTGGGTCTTCTACCTCAATACCCTCTACACCAAAAAAATCTGCATCATCGGATGGTTGCACACCGACCCAAAATTTGCCTTCAATATCGCCTTGATAAAATCTTCCCATTATCTTACTCCCTTCCTCAGAGTTATTGGTTTGGACAAGGCACCTTTGTGCCATGCCCGATGGTTAATTCTAAGATGCATCTGCCTCGATAGTACAGGCTTACGCAGACCCACTGTGCGGATAACTACGTCCTTGGAACTAGGCTTTGTCATCACTCACCTCACAAACATTTTCCAACGTCCAGTCGTGACCCTCATCGGTCTGAACCCATTCGATGGTGGCAACGTCATCGTTAGCCATTTGCCATGCTTCGTCTTCATTACGCGCCGTAACAACAGCCTCATAGGCCACATCCATCGTGGCGGTTACCTTAAACTTTGGCATCTTCGATCTCCTCAAAACCAAACGCGGTTACATCTTCCATTTCGACGCATTCTCTAAGATAAGCCCGAAGCTCATCAATGGCGTCTAACTCGTCGTCTGCCTCAAAAACATCACAAAAGGTAATTTTAAACTTTGGCATCTTCGATCTCCTCTTCCTGTTCCTCATCAAAGACAAACAACACACGCATATGACCCTCGTCCTCATGGACGATATCCCAGTGATGGTCAGGGCAAGTGTTCAACCACTCCATCAATTCTTTTCTGCTAATCATTACGCAGTCTCCCTTCGCTCAAGCTCTGCCCTGTCGGCCAATTCATTCTCGACCGCCGCCATGGCATCGACCATGAACGCACTCGATACCGACCATCGACTCACGCCGCCATGCAGATTGAGTCCACGCTTCGACCAGTCAGTCGGAGTCTTGCCGTTCAGGATCTCATCAAACTTCAGATTAGACCAGCAATACCGACTCACAAACTGACCATACTCTTCAGCCAGATAGGCCACAGTCTTGTCGCCAGACTTGCTCATCTTTATCCTAGCCTCTGAGTCCATATCGTAGAACTCGATCATCGGCTCAGTCTCATCGTGCGTCAGACAATGGTTAAGACCATAGTCATCACCCTCGAACACGATGCGAACGCACCACCGGATCCCAGACTCAGGATCAATAGCTTTATATGTAATAGACATTAGCAATACACCTCCTTACCAAACACACCCAACTGGATGATATAATCATAATCATTGGCATCCAACTGACCCAACTCATCGACAGTCAATGCCAGCCGCTGGCGATGTGGATCCAGCAAGTTGATGCCGTCAACAATCACATCAAAAGCTTTGACCTTCTCGACCTCGACCTCATCGTCATCACCCCAGCCCTCACTGCCATGATGGATAGCGATATCGAAATTGAACTCGACAACATCATATGAAGATTTCAAGTTGTTACCATGAGTATGAATGCCATCGATCCAGTGGTTCGATCCACCTTCGAGCGCACCCACCCAGATAGCACCCACAATCTCTTCCCACTCTTCTTTGGTTGGTGTGTACTCAACCATGATAGTCGGATAGAACTTCTTGGGCTTCAGCAACTCCGCGAACGGCTCTGCCAATATGTCTGCGAAGTGGCTGTCAGTCAGATTTTTTTTATCGTTAGTCATTACACAATCTCCCATCCCTCATTTTCAAAATGCTCGATCCAATCCTTCAAATACTCACGCACCATGATCAGTCCGCCATTCTTGTTGAAGTTAGACTCCTTGTAATTTTCCAAATAACACACGGCCTCATCATTCTGAGGCATAAGCAAAAACACATCCTGATGTGCCACAATCTTGTAGTCCGCAAATTTAAAGCCATGTAAAACTATTTTTGTATTCATTGGTTTAATCCCCTTCTAATAAATAACCTCACCCAAAATAATATTGATATCTAAGTCACGCTCTCTTGCTCTCTCGCCAGCCGCGCTTCCCTGAGAACGAACCATTGCTTTCCAAAAAGCCTCGTGCTGAGAAAAATTAATTTTACCATCATCATCGTAAGTAACCTCGTCAACGTAACCACCATCGGAAACATTCTCATCATCACAACCTTCGTCAACGAGACAAAAACCAAGCTTGTTCTCTAATGCTTGAAGCTTCTCCTGACGCTGATAATATAATTTCTTAGCTTCGATCATCGTTTAATCCCCTTGTATCTTGAACCTTGAACCTCGAACCTGTATAATTCGAGTAACTTAAATTGAACTCTATCAGCTTTTCGTAACTTGTACAACTTTAAATGGGAATAGTGGATACACATTACAAGAGGCATATAATGTTTTTTCTGGGAAAACTTTTTTTTATTTTTTTTTGCTATAAAAAGTGTCTCAGGTGTCTCAGGTGTCTCAAATGATATCCAGTAACGATTATAGCTAAGACAGTTGTGAGACAGTGAGACAGTTATCAAGTCGAACGTGAGAGGATTTTGGTTTTGAAAAAGAGTGAACCCACAGAAAACACTATAGGGAAGGGTGGTAGGCCAGCCGGATTGACCAACCGCCAGAGAGAATTTGCTCGATACTATGTCGAGGGCAAATGGTCTAATGCTGAGTGCGCGAGGAAGGCTGGTTACGCTGAGAACAGTGCCACCAACCACGCTGTTAAAATGCTTGATGGCAAATCCTTCCCCGAAGTTCCCGAACTTATCAAAGAGCTTCGAGAGGCCAGAGAGCGCAGATATGGCGTGACTGTACTGGGTCAGCTTAAACGATTTGAAGAACTGTCCATGTCTGCTGAAGAGGCTGGGCAATTCAGTGCCGCCATCAATGCTGAGAAGATCCGCTCTAGTCTGGGTGGTTTGACCATCGATAGGCGCGAGTCCACACATGTCCACCAGCTTGATAGCATGTCGCGTGAAGACATTGTTGCCAGACTCGCAAGTCTTAGGAAGAATTACCCCCATGCTTTTGCTGATATGAAAAGAGTTGAGGATGCCAGCGACAGAACAATCACTGTGGAAGCTGTTGAAACAAAACCTGCCCAAGAAAACACACTGCGAGAGGATTGAAAACCGCAGTGGTGAAGGGATGCCGGACGTATACCTATGCATGGACGGCGTTCCGGTATGGCTTGAGTTAAAAATAGTAAAAAATGGGAGAGTCAACGTCTCCAAATCGCAGATTGCTTGGCATTGCTCACATTCGCGTTGCGGTGGAGCCAGTTTTTTCTTGGCAAACGACCCCTCTACCTCCGACCTATT